CTTTCTCTCTCATGAGATCTTCCACGTACTTCTCCCATTCCGCGTACGGTGTCTCCACGAACGTCGAAGCGAATCCGCGTTGTGTTACCGTGCCTGGGACGTGGACGAGATCCTCGAGTTCTTTCCTCTTCGCGATGATCTCGAGGTGTAGCATATCGAGGTTACGCTCGAGCACGTCGTCGTCGATCATGACGAGATGTGGATGGCCGACGAAAGACTTCTGCAAACGGACCGTAGATTCCAGGTCGCAGATGCTTTCCTTGAGTCCCTGGATGCGCTCTGGAGTCACAGCGCCCCTGTCGCAATATGTCTTATTGTCCGCCATCTTCATCACCTCCTGGAGTCTCTGGTGGCCTCGTCGCAAGGATGCGTTCCCACTGGCTCAGGCTCCACTCCCCACCACAGTCATCGCAGATGACTGCTTTGACCGGAGCCCTACCGCGGCCAACGTATTCTACCTCGACCTCGGCGTTCTCATGCATGCACTCAGGCTCCATCGCTGCTCGCTTCCTTCGCCCATGCTCTGAGATCTTCGATGTGTCCCGAGCGCCATCCCCTCGGCAGCACCATGCGGAGCAGCATCACGACGGGCTCGTCGTCGTCCTGGTCCATCGTCACCATCTCGAGATCGTGCACCAGCATCGCACAAGTGGCATTCGAAAGGATCACGTCCTCCTCGTTGCCGGTCGGATCCACGAGCCGCGGTCGTAGAGATACGGCGGCATCGACGAGGTCATTGTCCAAGGCGAACGCGTATGCTGCGTCACCGAGCTCTGCCCAGGTATCGTTCAGGTCGCTCACTTTCCCATCCTCCGTCTCATGTGCGCTGGCAAGTGGCGTAGCTGCTCCTCTACTTCAGGATCAACCCATACTTTCGGCGGAGAGCCGATTCCTTTCTCGAACTCGTCGTCGAGCTTTTCCTGGATGTCAGCAGCAGGGTCGGCGTCCGGCTCATCCCACTTCGGGCGATCGAGGAGACCGAGTGGATACGCGTGCTTCTTGCAGTACCACTTCCCATCCTCGTCCTGTGCTGCTGCGACCTTGCCGCACTCGCAGTGATGTTCGATCATCTCCTTGAGTTCGATCGCGGGCTCCTCGATAGGATCCTGCTTGAGGAAACTTCGAAGAGCTTTCACGCCTCGTTCAGCAGAATCGATAGCGTCGATGGTCGTCTTGACCTTCTCGATGGCGGCATCGTGTTCGACCCACTGCTCACCGAGAACATCGATAGCTCGCGTGAACAAGAACTCGACATCGAACTGCGTGAACCGCCCAGGCTGTTCGAGGAGAACGACACACCCCTCCTCACCCACAGTAGGCTTTGTCCACTCGCCGTTGCCGTCGAAGACGCGTTGCTTCATCTTCTCGGTGAGCGCCGAGAGCGGATTCTCTTCGTCGATGGGCTTGCCTGTCATCCCGACCTTCTCTTCCGTGACCACGACTGCGAGCCAGTCTTCGAAGACAGTAGGGATGTGTGTAGCGTTCCACTCGATGAAGCGCTTATGTTCCAGCGTCTCCACCACGAGCTCGATCACCTTCACGCTGTATCTCAAGGTCCTGAGTAGTGCACTCTTCTCAGCGCGTACCTTGTGCAGCGATGTCAGCGTGGGTAGGATCCCGTCCAAGCAGTAGTCGCAGCCGACTCCATGGCATGCTTGACATTCTTGCATGTCGAACGTGACGTTAGTGAGAGCTTCGAATGGAATCTCATCCTGCGAGAGAGCGATCGTTATCCCCTTCTTCATGCTTTCCTCTCGAGCGGCACGATGTAGAGGTTGCACTCATCGCATCTCATCGTCGTGCTACCCATCACGAAGTGCGCTGTCGCGTCAGGATGATGTTTGCAGCCCCATCCTTCGGGCTTCTGTTTTGTGTCCATGGTATCATTATATCATATGAGACACGTCAGGGGCAGCTCTCGTAAGAACCACCCCTGCGTGCGTAGCTACCAGCGTGTTGTTCTGGCGCTACTCCCTATGCGATGATCGCTTCTGCGAGTGCGATGCTACAACCCGCCTTGACCATCGCTTCGAGCTTGTGTACGTCGACGTCCATACGCGCTGCGAGAGAATCTGCGAGGATCATGTCGAAGCCGATCTCCTCGAGAGCCTGGCGACGCCAGGCATGGACGCTCTCGCGCTCCGTCTCGTGGATCACGGTGTCCTTCGTCAAGATCCTTGCCATGTCAGCTCTCCTTAGCCGCCGTACTTGCTGCTGCTACCACCCTTGATCGTGCGAGTGGCTCCGGTCTGTTGTCCCTGCGGGGGAGCCTGGGACTGATCCGTGGTGACCGAGATCTTGTCCTGTCCCACCGAAGCGCCGTATGCTCCCTTGGCGCCCGAGCCAGCGTTCCTTCCCTGCTCGACAGACCAATCACTCATCTTGTGATCCGTGCTGCCGAGGTCTCCGCTCTGTCCGCTCATGTGCTCACCTCCTCTACGCGGTGCTGCTCTGGTCGGCGCTGTGAACGCCAACGTTCTTCACCGTTGGTGTCGACGTCTTCTTGACCGTCATCGGTGCTGATGCGCCGCCGTAGTACTCCTCGGACGGCGTCATGGCCGGTGCCTTCGAACCCTGGCTGGCCTGGAACGTCTCCATGCTGTACGCGGAGCCGGACCCTTTCAAGTCCTTCTTGTCCGCTGCACCGGAACGATCCGTCATCGTGTTCTTGGGTCCCATGCTTCTCCTTCCTACGCAGCTGCTGCTGCAGGTGGTGCTGTCGAGGTCTTCGCCTCGATTGCGGGTGCTACGTCAGTCGGCTTCCACAGGCCGTGGTACGACGCGATCGCTGTGACCAGCACCACGAGTGCCGAGCTGATCCAGTTGTGGAAGTCGATGCCACCCTTGAAGTACGTGATGCCTAACGCTACCACCGCGCACAGGACGAAGTTGAGCAGCGCACGGATCCTGTTGGGCCAATGCTGCTGCTGCAGGATCGCCTGAACGGGTGGCATCACGAAGCCCACGATGAGTGACCACATCTGGAGATTGGTCATAAGCTACCGCCTCTCTTGAGCTCGGCGAGGCTCTTAACCTCGAGGTTGACATGTCCGTTGGACGTGCTCTTGACTCTCGCGTACAGAGCCGGCTCGTGCTTCTCGAGGAAAGCTTCTGGATCCATCTTCCGGATGTCCTCGTCCAAGGTGCTCATCGAACCTACGGAACGGTTGTGACGTTGGCGACGACGAGCGTGATCTGAGTGTGACCCTGGTTATCGCCGCAAGGCTGACCGTTCACGTTGAACTGGACCGTGCCGCCGTTGCTCACACAAGCGATGATCGTTCCAGTACCTAGACCACCAGCAGGTCCAGTGGGACCAGTCGCACCCGTATCGCCCTTAGGGCCAGCCGCGCCTGTTGCACCAGCATCGCCCTTCGGGCCAGCAGGACCGGTGGGACCGACGAGGCCCTGTGGACCGGTAGCTCCGGTCGCACCAGCTGTTCCGGTATCACCCTTAAGTCCTGCCGGTCCAGCTGTTCCCGTATCGCCCTTAGCGCCAGTTGCACCGACAGAGCCAGTCAGACCGACTGCTCCCTGCGCTCCGACTGGACCAGCTGGACCTGTTGCACCTGCAGAGCCAGTAGCACCTGCTGCACCAGTGGCACCAGCGGGTCCTGCTGGACCTCTTGGTCCCGTGACGCTTGGGAACGGACCGAGCGGGATCTTCTTGTGGTCGATACGCCGTTCGTCAGCGAAGCATTTCTGTCCCGTACGGACAGCACGCATGACACCGCCTCGAACAAGCCATGACGGCCCCTTGGCGATGCAGAACGGCCCGAAGTTGGCGAAGTGCTGCTTGCCTGGAAGCGTCGAACCGCTGTTCGAAGTAGCACCGGCGATGCCGACTGCGACGAGTGCTGTAACCAGCACCGCCAAGATAGTGTTTCTCATTGCCTCTCCTTCATGGATTGATGTACCTAACCTGTCGGACCGTTGGGCTTGTTGGGCTTGTTGCGCGCAGCGATGAACTTCGCAAGGTTTGTCCACCACTTGGCAGGGATGATCTTGGGCACGTCGGGTCTCACCTTCGCGATCGCCTTCCCGTACGAAGCCCAGTCTCCCTCTCCTAGACGCCACTGTACCCATGCCCAGTAGCCCTTCTCTGCTCGCAGCTTGTCGGCGGGACTTGGGACATAGCCGGCGACCGGCAACTTCAGGAGCTGATGTACGCGCCTATCGTAGCTGAGACGATACGAGTTGGGAGCTCCCATGTGCCCATCGCTCCAGAGGAGGGGATCTCTACCGCGCTCCATGACGATAGCCGCATGCTCGTTGCCGTTCTCGCCGAACGTCACGGGGTCTCCGATTTCGAGCTGCGCCGGATCGCTGATATGCTTGAGATGCATAGCGATCGTAGTGCTGTTGCCGACGGTGCTGAAACCGTTTCCCATAGGGTCCGGGCAATCCGGTACCCACCAGCAGAGGAACTGCACACCCTTCGAACAGTCACTGACCACGCGCTGTCCAGGCGAGTACTTCCTGAGCGTCGTGGGTCGTGGCAGCGGCCTCACAGCCTCGTAGACCCAGTTGTGATGCGACGTCTGATCGGTGAGAGTCTTCACCATCACATCATGTAGCGCTGCTCTGATGTCAGGCAACCTATTGACCTCCTGTGATTACTTTGACGTCAACATTCAGCCGCAAAGCCAGTCTCATACACTTCTCTTTCGTCGGTGTCGTCTTATCGATGAGCTCGCGGAGTACGTCGGCATTGCCCTTAGCTACATTGAGCCGTACGAGTGATTTCTGTCGCGCTGCTCTCAGCGGATCGCCTGGCGCTTCTGCAGCTAGCACCTGCTTAGTAGTGAGGATCTCGTCGCTGATGAGGAGCTCGACGGAGTCGATGAAGCCGTCCACGACCGGTGCCTGCTTGAGTGCTGTGAAGCATGAGTTCACGGCTGCCACAGCATTCGCGCGCTCTAGCGCTGCTCTGCTAGCATCCTCCTTTGCGATCCTACCGAAAGCAACGTAGAGCGCGACGACTACAGCAGCGAGCCCAAAGTACGCGATGCCGACCCAGACGCGAGGATCGTTAAGAAAGTTCCTGACTCTGAACTCGATACGACGAGCCACTCAGATCACTCCCTTTCCCAACAACACGATCAACCAGCCCGCGATGCAGATACCTGCCCACACGAAGAGATGCGCGTGTCGGTGCACGATCTTACGGCTATTTATCAACATCACGATAATAGCCGCCAGGGCCGTCATACGGATCATCTGTGACATTTCGATGCCTGCGCTTGTTGTCCAGCCTGAGCGCTGGAGGGATGCCCAAGAGCGTGAGGCCTGCGCCTACGATGTAGGGGTTGGGTGCAGTCACGACCACGGTCTCGAACACGAGCATGAATGCGGCTAGCAACGTGATCACAGCATCTCGAAAGATACCTTGCCACACGCGGATAACATCGGGAGTCAATCTGCCTCCATCTATGCGTCATCAGCTGCAACACACGTGTGTCGAGTACGTTGTGCCATGCGCAAGTCGACATGCTTAGCCTCCCAGTGGTGAAGCACGACGTTCATTGCCTGAAGCCCTCGCCACACAGCACCATGCCGATGTCGATCACTGAGATCGTGTGCAACCCAGCCTCTTCCATACGCCGCCTCAACAGGCGCTCAGTGAACGCTGCCTTGTGGTAGTTACCCTCGTAATCCTGGTCGCCAAAGATCAGGTTCACGATCTCGATGTCATCATGCCCGCCAGCATGTGCATTCGTCTGCCATGTGAGGTTGGGTACCTCGATGTAGACCTTGCCTCCGGGTATGACCAGCTCTCGCCACTCGGTGAGCAGCGCAACCGTGTCACGCCAAGAGAAGTGCTCGAGGAGATGCGTAGCTCGGATCTCATCCGCATGCCCTTTCACGTGTGCTGTGATCTCCTCGACAGGACACACGATCTCGATATCTGGTAGCGGACGTGCATCGTTGTGGATGAAACCCGGAGTCGGCCTATCGCCAGCACCGAGCTCGAGCTTCAAGTTGTCGAGGAGGAACTTGTGTGTGATCACAGCGCGTACTCCTTGCGCATCCACTCTACGGTCTGGGGCACGCCGCCTTCGAGGAGGATTTTCGGATCGTGACCCAGGTATTGCTTTGCGAGCACGATGGATGGGCGCTTGTTGACTACGTTGTGCTCTTCCGCCTTGAGCAAGCGAACGATGTTGTCGTCTGCTCCTACTGCATCGAGCACGATGAGCGCAAGCTCCTCGACGCTGCGATAGTCGACACCGCCGATGTTCACGACGAATGGGAAGTCCTTCTTGTCGGCACGCTCTACAGCGTTGGCGAGAGTCGGGATGAAGTCATCGACGTGCATGAAGGTCCTGTGGTAGCCCTCGTAGACGTCGAACCTCATGCCATGCAACGCTCTGTAGCAGAAGAGAGCCACGACAGAACGGTATGGCGTGTACTTCTCGCCAGGACCGTACGCGTTGAAGAAGCGGAAGATGTTCGCATCGGTATCGTACCGCGCGACATGGTTGCGTACCTGGAGCTCGTTGGTGTACTTCGAGATCGCGTACTCGTTCTGGAGCATGGGTGCGCGTGACGTGAGCAGTTCCTCGACCAGCAGATCTTCCGGGATCTCTCCGTATGCCTCGCTCGAGCTTGCAAAGAACATACGGGCTCTGTAGAGGTTGCAAAGCTCCAGGACGTTACGCGTACCGACTGCATTGGTCTGCCACACCTGCTCGTAGAACTTCTCGCCGTTCTCACGCCCGAACTCAGCTGCCATGTGGTAGACGTAGTCGGGCTCTACAGCTTCGAACGCGGCCTTCAACTGACGGTAGTTGCCTACGTCTGCACGCACGTGCTTCTCGTCAGCATTGTGAGCCAGATCGCAGCCCCATACGTCGTGCCCACGTGCACGAAGCACATTCGTCAAGGGACGTCCCAGTGTCCCGCTCCAACCCGTTATCAGGATCCTACTCGTGTTGACCACCAATCTTCGATCGCGGTTGCTGCCCTAGGTGCGGCATTGCCATCCCACAACGGGATGTCTGTCTTCCTTCGCAGCGTCTCCGCGCTCGCCGCCAACTCGAGCAGCTGTTGTGGGTCAACGCCTGTAAGAACGTTCGTTCCCTCGCTCAACGTGCACTTGCGCTCCGTAGAGTTCCTGTACGTCAGGCATGGTACGCCAAGAACGCTCGTCTCTTCCTGCACACCGCCAGAGTCCGTGATCACATATGCAGCATCACGTTCCAGCGCGATGAAGTCATCATACGACAACGGCTCCATCGTATGCAAGTTCGCTGAGCGCGTATTCACTGTCCTGCGTGGATGCGTGGGGAATAGCACGGGCAATGATAGCTCGCCAAGCACGTCGAGCAACTCACTGAACATCGTGCTGTTGTCTACCAGCGCAGGCCTGTGGAACGTTGCTAGCACGTAACCCTGCGGTTCCAGTCCAAGCGTCTCGAGCATCTTCCCGTTGATAGAGGGAAGCCGTTGCAGCAGCGTGTCGATCATGCAGTTGCCGACAAAGTACGCTGTACCGTGCGTGACCTCTTCCATCAACGCGAGCATGCCGGCAGCTGTCGAAGCGAGGAGCAGGTCAGAGAGATGATCGACGATGTACCTGTTCTTCTCCTCGGGCATCGTCCAGTCATAGCTCCTCAGACCAGCTTCGAGGTGGATGAGCGGCGTTCCTGTCATCTCTGCTGCGAGAGCGGCTCCGAGAGTGGAGTCTACGTCTCCCACGACGATGCAAGCATCGACAGGATTGTCATAGAGCTCTTCGCCGCAGAGCTTCACCATATCACCCATGCGCATGTGCCTGTAGTCGCCAGGCCTAAGATCGAGATGCTTGAGCGTGTAACTTCCGAACAGCGCGTTGATGAAGCTATCGCTCATTGCGCCAGCGTGTTGACCAGTGTGGACGATACGAACAAGATGTCCACGTCCAACTAGTTCGTGCACGAGCGGCGCTGCCTTGACGAAATTCGGCCTAGCGCCAATGAAGCATGTCAGTTCCATGGGAGCTCCGATAGCGGCTGGCGGATGCCGGGATACATGCGGGCGATGTTGTCCTCGTGCACGTGCCACACCGGTACGGACGTGTCAAGCATCACGCTCTTACCCTCAAGCAGCGCCTGCCACACCCAATCCTCTTCGTAGCAGGTGTTCGGCTTCCCGTTATTCACCTTCACGTACCAGGGCACGTAGTCCTGTACCTCGACGCTGTACGCGCTCGGTGAGATGAAGAAGTTGTCAGCTCCAGCGAAGCCGCTAGGAACGATACGACCGCTACAGAGCTCTTCGTCAGGGATGTCGTATTGCACCTTTGTCGAATCGACGAAACGCCTAGCGATCGCAAAGCTCTCATCTGCTCTTGCGCAGATCAGCGGTGCAACGACATCCGCTACTGCACCACCAGCGACGAGCTTGTCGAAGTCTTCTACCGATTGGTACAGAGCATCCACGCCCTGCCACACGACACGTCCGTAACTCGGTGCCAACGTCATGAACCACTCTCTGCTCTCTCTGAGCATGTCGTCTGCGTACGTGAGGCCCGGTGTACCGATGAGTTCCCATTCGACTGGCATCGGTGCAGCGTTGCCAGCCCATGCGATGTGGACATCGTGCAATGATCGTCGCCTGATCGCAGCGAGCATCTGCAGGAAGGAGGGCATGATGTAGCCCTTTGCATCGCCGTAGTCAGTCACTCCGATGAGGACTCTCATACGGGTACGTTCCACTTCTCGAGCATGATCTGGCGGTTGTAAGGCACGACCTGTGCCTGCGCCATCATCTTCTCGGGAAAGTACATCTTGTGCGGGATGCCGATCGCGCAGTTACTCGCATCTGCCCAGATCTGTGTACCGTGCTGCTCCTGTAGCTGGAACGCGTAGTCCTGGTTCTCACACGCGATGCCAGGATCGAAGCGCACATCGAAGTCTACGTCGAGTTTGAGCACGTCACCTGGGATAGCGGCCCAGTTGATCTCCCACTCTATCGGATTCGATGGATACCAGCTCTCCTGGTCCCACCCGCGGATCTCCTCCCAGCTCCACGACTCCTCGGGCTTGTCAGTGAAGGGTCGCTCGAAGACCGTGTACAGACCCTCGGGCTCGGTCACCTTCTCCGGTCCGGGGTTATCCGCGATAGATGCATGACCCGTGAGCAGGCAGCCCGGGTGTAGTTCCATGCCCTCAAGAAACTTCTCGACTCCATCCTCTGCGATCCAGAAGTAGTCCTGAAGGGACACGAACATCTCTGCTCCCATACCACGTGCCATGCGCATCGCGGCTCTGTACGAGCTTGCCAAAGACCTGCCGCCTTGTCCGTGCACCTTGAAAGCCTCGATAGCCATGAGCTCGCTACGGACTTTCATCACGTCCCACATCGGTGCACGACGTTCGAGGAGTTCGTCTGCGACGATCCAGATGATCCTGTCTCGCACTGTCTGCCTTGCCAACGACGCGTAGTTCACGTCGATACCGCCGAAGTTGTTGGTCGGTGTGAAGACGACGATCGGGTTCATACCGCTACCTGCGCGATACCGCTCGTGATCCCGAACGAGTAGAAGAGATCGTTCCACTTCTCGTATGCGCTGTCCCATGTGAACTGCTCGGCATGTAACCTGTTACGCTCTCGCGCGATCGCCCTATGGTCGTGGTCCTCCATCGTGATCTCGAGCATGTTCAGCCACTGCTTCTGGTACGTGACGTTGCCTGGCCAACCCTCGATGAGATCTTCGACACTGCCCACCGTCTCGTTGAGCGCGGCGAGCTTCGATGCCACAGGGACGACTCCTGCGAGCTGCATCTCTACCGCGGTGATGCAGAAGGTCTCGAGGAACGTTGTGGGATAGAGCCACGCGGTCTTCTGCATGAGCTCTTCTGCGAGCTTGGCCTGTGGCACTCTGCCTCGCATGTGGATCCCACCCTCGTCCTGTCCGAGCTGCTCCCATGCACCCATGATGATGCGCCTGAAACGCTCGAGCGGATGGCTGAGGTCTCGGCTCGTGATCGCGTCGACCATGTTCCATCCGTAGAAGACATCGAGCTCTGCGTCCGGCCAGCGCTTCTTGATCTCGGGCCAGAGGCCCATGACGTTGTCGAGTCCGCGATCAGGGCTCGAGCTGTAGACGAAGCGAGGAGTGCTAAGCGTCGACATCGTCTCCTTCGGGAACCTCGAGAGATCAACGCCGTTGGGTACGACCATGATCCTGTCGTCCTTGATGTCGTAGGTCATCGCAGTGTGGCGCTTGTGCCACTCTGTGAGACACACGTAACCGTCCGGCTGGATGTTGAAGTTCCCCATGTAGTGGCCCAGGTTCACATCGTGCAGCCAGAGCAGACCCAAGTCGCAGTTCGGCATCGATTCGAAGATGTGCGGTGCCCGGCTGGAGATGACGACATCGAAGTGCTCGCCCATGGTGAACTCTCCCGAGTTCCACCATTCGACTCCGTCCTCGTCCACGCCCCTGTAGTCACCAGGCGTGCCGAAAACCACGGTACGCCATCCATCTGCGACGAACCGCTTAGCGAGCTCCATAACACAGATCTCAGCGCCACCAGAACCGTTCTGCGCCTCGAGCTGTGGATGCCAGGGTTCGGGTAGCGGATTCGTGAAGAAGCAGATGCTCTTCGCGTGCTTCATGCTCCTGAGACGTAGCCTCTCTTCGTCTTGCACGTCCGAGTTGCGCTGCTTTGCCATGCGCTCTTCGAGCATGGCGATCTGCTTGTCGAGGGGCGGTTCCTTCGAGAGTTCGTTAGGCGGTGGATTCCACACCCGCCTGGCCTCCTCATAGTCCTCCAGCGCAGCGTCGAGGTTGCCGAGCTCAGCCGATGCGAGTCCCCTGAGGAAGGTGGGTGTGAACTTGTCGTGCATCGGTTCGCGTGCTGCCGCCGTTTTCGGAGCTGAACGCTGGCACGCGAGGTTTGCGAACTCCCACATCCTCCGCCAGTCCTGCATCTCCATGTAGCTCTTCGCGATGCCGATGTATGCCTCGGGCCATGCCGGGTAGTACTTGATCGCCTCGAGATCTGCATCGATCGCTGCGTTGTGCTGGTTGATCATGCGATAGACGTCGCCGATCATGCAGAACGCGTTGTACATGTCGTCGTTGATCGGTGCTGACCTGAGGTACTTCTTGTACATGTCGATCGCGCCAGTAGCGAGGTCCTGCCTCTCCTGGGGATCCTTCGAATCTTCAGCTGCTGCGACCGTCTCGTGTGCGAGGTAGTACGTAGTGCGTGGGTCGTCCGGATTCTCGCGGTGCGCCTTCATGAGGATCTTACGATTCCTCTCACGCGCGTTGCGCTCAGCTCCGCCCCTCCTGTGGTGCACGATGTGAGCGCCGTCGAACTCTCCCCACTGGACGGTGACCGGCCCGCGTGCGACCTCGTGCACCGGGAATGTCCAGCGCCAGTCCACGTCGAGGCGCAGCAGCCTCTCCCGCCACTGCTCCACGATCACCGCCTGCGTCGTTGCCTCGACTCCGTAGGCGTACTTCATGAACCAGCCCTGCGTGAGTGTGTCGCTCTCGGCGAACAACTGGGCGAAGGGGATGTCCACCACGAGCTCGTCGTCAGTGTCGATCCAGAGCACCCAGTCGAACTCATCGCGAGGGATCATGTCGAAGGAACGCTGACGGGCAACGCTGAAGTCCTCCACCCATTCGTTCTGCGCGATGACGATGTTGTCCTGCGTCCAGCCCGGTACCATGAGCCACCACATGCTTGGTGAGTTCTTGGTCCCGTTCCAGTCGACGAATACTCTGTCGACGTGAGGTTGCAACGAGTTGAGCATCTTCGTGACGCGTTCTGCATCCCACTCGTCGCCGCAGATGATTGCTGCAGCGATACGGCCCCCGTTAGGACCCGCCGCATTCTCCAGGTCTCTCCAGGAGTCACTGGGGCGTCCCTGGTTGCTCCGCACACCCTCAGAAAGGTGGTCCATCAGCTGGAGCTCCCCGTGGAGCCCTGGAGCCCCGCATCTTTCTGTCGAGCTAGCTGCTCGAGATAGCGTTCGGTGCCGGGCACCCTATCAGTTCCCAGTTCCAGCCGGTGTGTCAGGGCGAGGTCTTGTAGCTGCCTCTCCCTCTCCGGCAGAGCCAGGCTCCCGTCCGCCGCTATCGCTGCTGCTTCCGTCACCGCCGCCTCCCATGATCGTGTTTGCTTCCTCTTCCGAAAGGATGTCAACGTCGTCCGGGCCCCATACGAAACGAGAGACCCGCTGTTGTGGGGTCTCCTGCGTGTCCTCTGGTACCTGTTCGCTCATTTCCGTGTCCTCATAATCATTATAACTACGCTTCCTCCGATTTCGCCATTGGCAGTCTTGCCCTCCTACTAGTCCGCGCCGACGATCATGTAGTGTCCCTCTGCGAGCTTCACGAGTTCCCGTACATGATTCACGAGATCATCGCCGTAGAGCTTCTTCTCCGCGGGTACCTTGAACTGACCATCGTAGCCCACCCACTTGAGTACCATCTGCTGCTTGCCGCTCGAGCCATGCTTTTCCATCGCGATGATGCGGTAGATGGATCCGGCGGGGAAGAGGATCTCCTTCTCGCCTGGATGTCCGCTCAGAGACGAGTCGTTGGCCCAGATGACAGGCGTTCCTTCCGGGATCACGAGCTTGGCTACCTTCCCCCAGCTCGTTGCCGACGATCGCAGGTACGATGCGGACTGGAAGCCCTTGTCGCGCACGTAGTCGCCGATGAGCGCATCGCCATGGTGCAGCGGTACTGGCCATTCGGTGCCGCGGAAAGCGATGAAGTCCTCGGGAGCCTTAGCAGCGTACTTGAATGCCTCCTTGATCGCAGCAGCCTTAGCGTGTACGTTGGTGTCCGTACCCTTGCCCTTGCGCAACCAGCCGTTGATCGCAGAGTAGCCGCTACCGAAGTAGCTCGACAGCGAGCTCCACATCTTGTCTGCATTGGGAGCACCAGCACTAGTGGCACGCTTCTTGATACCACCTAGCGCAGACTTCGCCCAAGCGTCTCCTGCCTTATGCGACGTGAACATCTTGTGTCCCGTGTTCGGATCGATAGCCCAGCCGAGCTGCTGTTCGACGCTGCTGAAGGCTTTTCCCTTCGCCTTCTGGGTGTGCGGCATCACACGATCAGCGATCTCCTGGGAGTTCCAACCCTTCCCCTTCAGAGACCAGATGAGATTGGAGACCTGCTTCTCGGTCATCTGTGGAACGTGCGTCTCGATCCATCCCTGAGACATCTTCGGCGGGAGTGGATAAGACGCTGGCAACGCCTGGTGTACCAGCTTCCCTGATTCAAGTACGTTCGGGTTCAACGTATCTTCGGGATGGACGCTGGCCTCCGTGAGGTGATGCAGCGTCTGAGTCTGATCGCTCAGAGGATCCTTAAGCGTGACGCTCGACGGTCCCTGGACTCCCGTGACTAGCCACTCTTTGCCGTTGACGTTGACATGAGCACCGATCTTCACCTCGCCTAACGTCTGCTTCGCTTGGCTTGCCACCTGTGAAGTGTCGAGCACCTTGTAGTTCTGACCAGGGACAACGTTCTGTACGATGTGACCGTCGGGATCCAACAGATGGTACCACGTGGGACTACCGCTGACGTGCGTCGACGCCACCGTGAGTACTGGATACGTGTCCGTGGCGATCTTCATCCCTGGTGCCAGCTGCGTGCCCTTCACGGTCTTTCCCTCGAGAGATGTCCCGCCCACTCCAGAGACATCGGTGACGGTGTAGTGGAACTTCGGGACGACCTCCTTCTCGATCGAACCGTCAGGGTTCTGGAGGAAGTACTTCGCGCTGATGTACATGACGTCGGGAGAGGTCTTCTGCGCCTCTTTCTTCGTGACTACCTTCCAGGGCCCTGCCCACTTTTCCTTCACGACCATGCCATCGACGATCTGGCTACCATTGACTTCCTTGCCCACCATAGCGAGGTGCTCGGGTGAGGGTCCACCGCTTCCGCCTGCGTCGACGATCTTGACGTAGACACCCCCAGTTACATCCATGACGTGATCGCCCTTATTGTCGACGATCTCAAGGCCTTGGGGTCCTTGTTGCACGGTCATCACGGCGTTGGGTGATATCGTATCGACATTTGCGTGCTGATCTGTGACCTTCATCCCAGGCTTCAGCTGAATGCTGTCTACGACGTCACCCTTTGCCAATGAACTCTGTCCGTTGCTTCCTGCAGGGAGCTCCTCCAACGTGACCGGAAGGGCAGGATGTATAGCCTTCGATGGTTCGCCCTCGTAGTTGCCACCACCGACCATATCGTGAGGAGCTAGATACGTGAATCCAGCATCCTTCGATGCGATCTTGTAGATGTCACCCTGGTCGTTCGACACTAGCGAACCCACGGGGAGAGATCCTACAGCGTACGTCTTTCCGGGCTGCAGCGTCGTAGAGCTCTGTCCGCCATGCGATCCCTGATAGAAGGCGTTAGGCACGCCGTAAGTCGTGTTCACGAAGGATGACTTCACCCAGACCGGATGTGCTTCAGCACTTGTCGTCGCCGGGATGAACTCACCGCCCGCTTCTGATTCGACGACCTGATATGCCTGCGTGTTGAAGCCCTCGGGGATCTCCGGCGGTGGCGTGCCGCCCTGGCTTGCTACCTTGTAGTACGATCCCTTCGCCTGGTCCCAGTACACGGTACCTGGGGGCATCATGCCGACCGGGTACTCGGAGTGCAGGAGCACGTCACCGGGAGGGAGCACTCCGGTCGGCGACTCAGTCTTCACGTCCTGCGGGATGTTGCCGATCTTCGTGACGTCGTACGTGTTCGGGATCGAGAAGTCATCGCCAGTCGGCTCGTGGATCAGCACGATGCTGGACGGTGAGACGCTCTTCACGACGTACGTGTCGTTCGGATCGCCGATGCCGAGCGACTGTCCCGGCGCCTCCTTGATCACATCACCGAGCTCCAGCGAGCCGGACTTGACGCTTGTGGGCGCAGGTCCGTTGCCTGTGAGCCCGTCCGTAGGAGCTTTCGGGACGTGCTCGACCATGACGTTCTCGTCGAAGTACTTCGTCTTCCCAGTGTCGAGGTTCTTCGCGATGAACTCGCCACCGCTGGGGTGGATCTCCTGCGCAGTGTTGGCGACCTCCCACTTCGAACCGAACGCCTTGAACTGCTCGCCCTGCTTGAGATCGCCAGCCTTCGTGCCAGCGAGGAGGGGTTCGGAGACGTTGTGCCCGTTCGCAGCGTCGGCCTTCTTAGCTTCCTGCACGTCCTTGTGGAACTTGAACATCGCGTCTCGGCGCTGCTTGAGGGAGTTTGCGACGCGCTTCTGCATCTCCTTGTCGCTGAAGCCAGCGCTCGCAACGGCTGCGAGTATCTTCTCGTCGGTGAGCTTAGCTGCGATGCGTCGTGCCTGCTCAGCCTTCTGGTCGTCAGTGATACCAGCGAACACGGTCGCGGAATACGGGTTCACGCTGTGTTGCAACAGCGAGAGGTGCTCTGTCGGGTTAGAACCGAAATCCTTGTGTCCACCCTGTGCGCGGTACTCGAACGTGCCACCGTGGTCGACGCGGTAGATGGTGCCATCGTCGCCCTTCATCATGTTGTCGTAGCCCGTGCCTGCCACGTCCCAGTTGGCGAGGAGAGCATCGGCCATGAAGCCCTTCTTCATCTGGTCGTTCCACTCGGGCTTGGGGCCACCAAGAGCCTGCACCGTCTTACCGTGGATCTCCTTCGTAGCGAGCACGTTCTCGCCATCGATCTTCGTCGCCACCATCTGTGGGACCGGCACGCCCAGCTCGCGGTAGATCGCGTTCGCGAGGAGCTCGGTGGCTACCTGATCCTTGTTGCCGTTGTAGTCCTTCACTACCCAGCGCGTGCCGTTGTCATCGACATACCACTTAGCGCCTGTCGTCCCTCCTGCAGCTCCTTCGAGCGTGAGCTGCTTCCCTAAGTTGTCCGACTTCACGACCGTGCCCGGCCCTTCGACCGGAAGCGTCTCGTGGCTGTGCTTCAGCATGATCTTCGCAGAGCCACCGTTGATCTCGTGGACGTGCGTGAGATCGCCGTGGCCCACGACCTTGCCGGTAGCGACCTCTCCCGTTATGGGATGTGTGAACGCGATGTGCTGACCGACGGGCTGGTTGCCGGCGACGTTAGTCTTGAGCTTCTCTGCAGCGGATGGCGCCATGCCGTAACCCGGAGGAAACTTCCCAGTCGCAGCCTTGTACTCCTTGGCGTTCATCAGACCCTTGTTCCAGAGCTCGTCAGGCGTGGAGTTCTTCCCTAGCGCACCAAGCTTGCCGGTATTGTCCTCATGCCATTGCGCATGTTCGTTCTTCACCCACGAACGTGCGTCGTTGAGAGTGTTGAACTTCTGCGACTTCTTCCTGTATGTCGCTTTCCACAACGTGCTGTAGTCCGTCGTGTAACTAGTCTTCCCAGAGATAGGCACGAGCACCTGTTCGACGCTGCCAACCTTTCCCTCGCCAGCGACGTTCACCTCGTACTTCGAGAGGCTGCTTCCAGTCACAGAATTCTCGCCAGGCAGCTTCTTGATCGCGATTTCTGGCGGCTTCGCCAGCAGCTTCTTGATCGCGATTTCTGGCGGCTTCGCCGGCGGCACAGCATCGTTGATGTCTTTCAGCGATGTCTGCAGGTGTTGGAGGTCGTGGAACTGCTCGAACGAGTCGGTCTGTACAGAACCGTCCTTCATCGTCGCGACCACAGAGAACCACGGCTCGTTCTCGCCCTTCTGGGCCTCGTGGTAGGTCTGTGCATCGACCGTGACCTTCGCCTGCGCGATGTTCGGGTAGTGCTTGACATCGAGGTGAGCAACCATGACACCATTCTCATAGGTGGAAACTTCTGCGAAGTTGTCGGCGCTGTCGGCGATCTTCTCGACCTTCTGGAAACCCTTCGCGCCTGGGTTCACGGCCGGGATCTCGTGCACCGGTTTTCCAGGCGTCATCACGCCTGTCGTTGTTGCTGGATCTGCAGAGATGATCCCTGCCGCCTTCCAGAGCTCGCCCTTCGTGACACCCTCACCGGTCTTGGGTTTGTCAACATGGAGAACGGGTTCATTAATCCACAGGTTGAGCGTCTTATGCTTTCCATCCGCGGTCTTGCCGATGACGCTGGTGTTCGTCACCTTCTCGACATAGTACTCTCTACCGTGTGCATCGACGAAGTGGTCTCCGAGCTTGAGCTCCTTGGCGCCGCCGTTCCACCCTGCGAGCAGCTTCGGGTTCCTGTCCTTGAAGTCCAACGTCGACGACATGTACTGGAGCTTGGGCTTCCAGACACGGTCGTGGATCTCCTCGGGCTTCCAGCCACGATCTTCCAGCGCGTACCTCAGATGGGTGAGCTCTGTCGCAGTCAGCGCTGAGATGTTCTCATCGAGCCACTTCTGCGAGAACTTGGATGGGAAGGCTATCATCTTCTGGTTATCATTATAACCCTTAGACTCGGACAGGGCTTGTGCTAGCTGTTCTGTGTTCAGCCGCTGCTGGACGACACGGCCGTGGAAGACGTGCTGTCCCTGCCCTCCGAACGGCCCGGGCTCTCCCTGCCCTTCGTACGACGTGATCTGGATCTTGGTATCGCGAGGAAGAAGCATCTCGTACTCGCCGATGCCCCTGACTGGTTCGAGGTATCCAGCCTTCGATCCCTTCGGCAGATCGATCCTGATCACAGCAGCTGTGTGACCGTGTCCTGCGATGAAACCGGCCGTATCCTGTTGTAGCGATGTGGACACGAAGCCCTTGTCGTGGATCACATGACCAGGAGCAGTATGAGGTGATGTGATCAGATCGATGTGTTCCGCTGGCATGGACTCGATACCACGCCATACGTGCACGTCGTCCGGTACGCTAGTTCCTTCGAGTGCATCGTCGATATGCGCCACTGCGGATGGTTCATCGAGCGGCGCGAAACCGCGCAGACCAGCATTGATCCGCCTATAACCGTCGTCTGTCGTATAGTAGGCCAGCGCATCTGTCTGGTGCGTATCCAACGAACCGAGCCATGGATCCCAGTTCGTAGCAGCCCAGTCGTGAGCATGGTCGATCGTCGAGAAGCGCTTGGGCGAGAAGCTCGTAGTCGGCAGGTGTTGTGAATCCTGCGGGTGAAGGTCAGGGAATGCGATCCTCTGTGCATGTGTCTTCCACAGGTGATCTGTCGCGGGTCCCTCGCCTGGGAGGTCATGGACGTGATGACCGAGATCGAGCCCGAGCTGCTGGAATTTCGCATCGAGCGCTCTGAGCCTGTCGTACTTGTCACCGACCTGCTGGTGAACATCCTTGAGCTGCGCCATGGAGACTCTCTTCGCCTCCGGCGATGTGAGACCGTAGTGGCTCACCAACCCCTTCTCGAGATCCTTGCGGACACGCTCCACCCAAGCGTACTCGTCCTGATACGCGTTGAGTTGCCTATCAGCGTTCGGAGATAGCGGATCGCCGTGGACACTCACGCCCCTCGTCTTCAGCGAGTCAACGAGGTGGTGTCTCGCCTGATGCTCTACTAGACCTTCCTCGAGGAACATCCCAGTCCTGTCGTTCTGCGCGTAGTGGCGCTTCACGTTGTCGTTCGCCTCTGGAGAGATCGTGATGTGCTGCGCTTCGTGCACCATCGCTTTCAAGTGCTCGAAATCGTTGCCAGTGATCTGCCCGTACGAGACGTGCTTCTTCAGGTCACCTAGCTGCTTAGCAGTTTCTGGTCCCACATGCACTGATCCGTCCCACTTTGCAATTGCGAGCCCTCCTGCGGGCATGTCACGGATCTCCGTCTTGCCGTTGTACACGTTCGGACCACCGATACCACCTACGAGATGTGAGACCATCGTACCGAGCTCTCTCGCGGCTCCCGAGTCAGCGCCAGTCTCGCCTCGCATGAGCACCGGCGTGTCGTAGAGCCTGTCGAGAGAGCTCGTGATGTCCTGACCTAGGGCATGGTGGTCCACCTCCCTTGCTGCGTGAATCAAGCTTTCTTTCGAGCCCGGGAACGGCTGCATCAAGCGCTGGAGGTTAGCCTGCTCCTGTCTGATAGATGCGAGCTGAGCCTTGGACTCGTTCAGGCTCTTCTCAGCGTCTTGCCTGTCATTCGCGAGGCCCGGTTCCTTGAGCTTCGACTGGAGCTGCGCGGCAGAGTGCCTGAGCTCATCGTGGTGCTTGACGAGGTGCTGTGGTGCAGCAGCCCTGTGAACTGGGTGCAGATCGGGCAGTCCCTCGTAGTTGCCACCCGGACGCTGCGGCGAATTGAGCTCCGGTACCGGTGGATTCTTCGGACGCTCCTTCGGGATCGCAGCTGCCTCTGTCGACGGAACGTTGAACTTGTCGATTGCGCGCGATCCCTTGAAGAAGATGATCCGTGTCCCCTTCGGACCCATTGGATCAGCCGTGAGAGCATCGGGATTCGTGATAGTGCGCCTCTGGCTGATAAGACGCTTAGCTCCGTTCGGAAGGTCTTTCAGCGCAACTGCACCCCTGAGCACTCGCATGCCAGGTGGCGCATCCGAGAACTTTCCCGTCTGCGGGTCATGCCAGGGATTCCCGCTGGTCGTCTCGAAGTCGCGGGTGCTACCTGCGAGGAACAGCGTGCTCCCGTCAGCTAGGAGGACCTCGTCGTTGATCATGATATCATGATAAAAGGCGCCTTCCGCGTCCTGTTAGGAAATTTGTCATCGTGTCACGGACTCGTTGCTCACGATCGTGCCTTTGAGGATCTTCTCGATATTCCCCGACAGAGTCAGCAGGATGTCGTACACGAGCCTGTTTGTGTAGGGTACATCGAGCAGTGCCGTCTCGACTGCCGTCAGCTGCAACGTGATGATGCCGTTGGGTAGATCCACAGCGATCCTACCGTTCGCGGTCGAGAGCTCGACCAACGTCTGCGTGGATTCCGGATGGATACGGACATCCATCCTGACAGATGCACCAGTCAAGTTGCGGATGGTACCATCCTCGTTCTTGCAAGCGATCGTTGCAGTCCAATTGGCACCCTGCTCTACGACGAATACGTGGACGTCTGTCATACCACAACTCCCTCTGTCGGTGCCTTGAACACGGTCACTGAATCGCCGATCCCTGGTACCGATTCCAGGTGTGGTGCCGATGTAGCAGTGCTGAGCACATCTCCTGGCGATCTATTCACCTGCACGAACTGTCCCATCGGCCTGAACACGACGATGACATCTGCAATGATCGGTATCGGCTCGCGTACCGTCTCGAGCATGTTGTTCGTGAACACCTGCGTGTGCAGGATGAGTTCGATAGACGAACCACCCTCCCCGAGCGTGAAGCTCATCACGCCCGTGGTAGTGTTCACGCTTGCTTCTGCTTCGACAGGCCTCGGTGTTGTCGTCGCTGTCGATGAAGCGCTCTCGCTTGTTACTTCTGCCGTGCTCTGTGAACCAGATCCCGATCCCTTACATGCATCAGCGTCGATAACCGTGATCGTCTGCGATGAAGTGTTCGTCGTCGTCAGTGTATCGAACGTGGGTCCGACGATGTTCTCGCTCAGGCTGAACGATGCTGTAGCCTGAGACACCTGCGATTCGCTGGTCGCATCGCTCGATGCCTGACTACCGCTACCGCTCGATGTGCCGCTGTCGGCATCAGCAGATGCGATAGTCTGTGAAGATGCTGACGATCCAGGATCGGCTTCTGCCGTAGCCTCGTTCAGGCTCTGCGAGCCGCTACCCTGAGAGGTCATCGTCTCCGGCGGAATCGGCTCGAAGAGAGTCGGGAGATTCTGGCCGATCGACGTTAGAGAATCGGCAGTTGCATCTACCAGGAGAGAGCTAGATGCTGTCCCCTGGAGCAACAGGGCTTCACCAGTGGCCTCGCCTAGGCTCCCACTAATGGTACCAGTGTTGCTACCAGAATCCACATCCAGAGAGCTTAGTGTGGCTGTGCCGGTAGCCGCCGAAGTATCGGTCTCCGCAGTAGCTTCTACGATCTTGTTCGTGAGCGTTGCTGTGTTAGTTTCGAGCTCAGCATCCTCGTCGAGCAGGATAGTCTGCGAGCTCGTAGCCGAAGAAGATTCGGTATCTGCAGTACACTCCGATACCAGCGAACTAGATCCGCTACCTGAAGAGGAACCAGTGTCAGCAGTGGCATCGACGAATAGAGACTGAGAGGACGATGCAGATGATGTGAGATCGTCGGTGACGTTCGGCGTGACGATAGATTCGTCCATCGTCTGCGTCGAAGTAGCTTGTGAAGAGATGAACTCGGCAGTGGCGTCAAACGTCAGCGCCTGTGACGCAACACATACATTCCGCAAAGAATCCGTGATGTTGCCGGACGGCGTTGCAATGACAAGAGCTGGCAGCGATTCGCTACGCACGAACACGTCAGCGTTGAGTGTCCCTTCCTTACCAGCCAGGAATGGTAACGATTCGCCGCGTACGAAGACGTTGGCGTTGTCTGGAGAAATGATTGCCACTATGTCACCGTAAAGTTGGCGAACGCCACGACTGAAGAGCCGCTAGCGTCCTGGCTCCAGATCCTGACCGTGATAACGCCGATCTTGCTCGCGGTGAATGGCGCTGCGACTAGCTGGTTCCACACTCCGCTGCCTGCGTAGTCCGGGACCTGCTGCCCGGGTACTCCGACCTCGAAGTTCTCGAGTATCTGGAACATCGGCGGCTGCGCGCCGACATACGCGCTGTCTCGTTGTACGACGCATGATATCGTCGTCGACGTCGTATCGACTGGGACTTGGAAGTCCTTGAATCCTGGACCCGTGAACTCCCAGACGAACGTGCCAGTCGGAGGAGCAGGTGCTATCGCCTGCGTATCAGTACCGCCTCGCTGGTATGCACCTATCGCGATGTTCGGTCGCCGGCTCCTGGGGCGGAACGCAGCATCGTACCACGTCTCGTTCCCATCTGTACCGAAGTTGAGCAGTGCGCTGATAGCTGCTGGCTCCATGAACGGTCTCAGCTGCCCGCCCCATATCACCTCTTGCCCGAAATGGAACGGTGTTGAGTACGTGTTGTTTGAGATTGTATGCGCGCCGATCGGACAGTTCTGACGGACATTCACAGCATTGATGTAGTTCCAGTCCTCGAGGACAGAACCTAGGGCTCCAGTCGCACCTACTATGGCAAAACCGCCCGAGTAGATCACGCAGCAAGTGATCCTGGTGGCTATCCTCTGTGAGACATTGTTGAGTACGATGGCACCGCTGCCAGAGATCATGCTGCAACCGTGGATGATCGTGTTACCCGGTCTTCCAGTTGCCGTAGTCGAATCGGAGACGATAGAGAACACCGCAGCAGTGGGAGCGATCAGCACGGAATTCCTGATAACGATGCCACCGTCGTAGTCCTTCGCGACCGTCCCAGCTACTAGGCTGAAGACGGAGCCCTGTGAGGCTAAGAAGAAGCAGCGGTCGAAGCTTATCGACGGAAGAGCAGGGCTCGTCGTGAACCCAAACAGCGGAGCCGTAGTGAACACGAAGAACGCACAGTCTCGAAAGATCCAGGCAACCGGTACGCTGAAAGATGTCATTATGCCTAGCGCACCACCGATGAACTGTATCCGCTGCCATGTGATGTTGGGCCTGCCCAATGAAACCAAGAGTGCATTGGCGTTAGGCGTCGTCTTATCGTTCGTCGTATATGCCGTGAGCGTCACGGGACCCGGATCACCCGTATGCGATCCATCGGTGTCGCCATTGATCTGGAGCTCTGACGTAACGAACGGCGTGCTAGTGAGCACTTCGCGATATACGCCACTACCCACCCAGATGCGATCTCCACCGAGGACTGGCGATGCGAAGGCTGTTGTCAGCGTAAGGAGAGCACCACCAAGTTTCCATGTCAACGACGAACCCGCTGTCGGAGAACCTGACAGAGTCACTGTCGCCGAGTCAGTGAAACCCACGATACGGTAACGCGCCTTCGTGACGATGTTGATGAACTTACCGACATCTGCCAACGTGAAAGCGCCGCTCGATGCGACGAAAGTAGTCGTGCCATTCGTCACGCCGTCGGCGCCCGTACGTTCCGGTGTAGTACTGGCTGAGCTACCGCCGTTGCTGTCCGATCCAGTCTTGCGCACGAACACGTCCGTGCCAGCCGGTATGCTCCTTGCACCGTATGAACCTGCCCCAGTAGATCCCTGGGGCATCGCTACGTGCAACCCGGGGCCGGGCGGACCCTGGCCCGGCATCGGGATCATGGCTGGGAGCGGCATCGCTTAGTTGAGGCACTCCAAGACGCGCAAGTGATTGATGAACGTCTGCGTCGTGAGGTTGAACTGGGCAGTTGACGAGAGACCCTTCGTCGTAGTCGTATCGAGAGAGCCTACCACCGCAGGTGCAGATACAGGGATCACGCTCATGTTCAGGTTGCCCTGTATCGTGGTCACAGTCGCATCATCGATATCGTTCAGGAACATCCGTCCCATCGTGAACATCGAGCCGGAGACTCCGATAGAACGTACCACAGTCATGTACTCGACGAAGCCGGAACGGTTCGACTGTGCCGACGTCGGATCGGGTGCGTATGTGCCCGAGTTCGCTAGCAGAGTACCGGCACTTCCACCCCAACGGAGCCTCATGATCAGAGTACCAGGCGTCGTGATCGGAAACGATGCCTCCCAGTACTGCGTGATCCTGAACACTGCTCCTGGGTATACGTGCGGATCGTTGGCTGCGAACGTGTAGTCGGGAACTGTGATCGTCTCGGAGGAGCTCGACGAGATCGTCGTGCCGTCAGCGAGGTCGACTGCGAGCACCTCGTTGAAACCCTGCTTCGTTGCTGTCGGACCAGAAGCTCGAGGACGGTTCCTTGCCTCTGCGAGGTTGTCTCGAACGCTCTTCGGCAACCTTCCACTGCTGATTGCATCGTCGAGCCATGCCTCTTCACCGTCCATGTAACGACGGTAGTGATCGCGCTGATCGACAGCGCGGCCTGTACGTGGATCGAGCAGCACTGCTCTCATCGCATCACACTCCGAATCGAAGTTTGAGCAGGTGTCGGACAAGGAATGCCACTAGATCGTCCTGCTCAGCGGCAGTCAATGAACCAAGCACCTGTGGGAAACTCACAGTGTTACCGCCTGTGAAGTCGCGAAGTATCTCGCCGGTTGTCGAGTCCGTAAGCTGACCAGCGATCGTCCACGTCGGCACCGTCAATTGCACGTTACCGGCGCGGACAATCGAGAAGTTCTGTATATCAGGCGTAGGGTCCACCAAGCGTCGCACGCTCCGGTGCGGTGAGCGCTGCCTTGACCTGCTCGAGACCACCCATCGCCGTCTCGTTGAGAACAGCGACCTTGCTCTTGCAGAATTCAGCCACCTGCAACGGTGACTGGACGTGTGCCGAAGTGAGTACAGCCGGCTCCCACGATGGCTTGCTGTGTGTGGATGCCATGTCAGGCCGCCGGGATTCCGCGGGGACCGCTGGTCTGGTCGCTGAGGCCGATGAAGCCTGCGTGCGGCTCCTCGCTCATGTTCGTGCCAGCATCTGCCTTCGGCTTCCCGAAAGGCGGATTGATGTTCTTCTTGAACGCTGGCGGCATGATCTTCTTCTTCGCGCTTGTCTTTGCCATGTCTCTCCCTTCTAGGTCTGCTTGTCGCGCAGAGTCACGAGATACGACTCGCCGTTCACGAACGTCCTCGCGGTCGCATTCGCCGTGAAGTACGCCGTGGGTACGTAGAGGAACAGCGTACCGGAGAACGTCGAGGCGAGGCTCGCCAGTGCGACGTGAGTCACAGGCACGTTGCCGGTGAACTGGCCGAACGTCTTCTGGCTGGCCGAGATCTGCTGGTCTCCGACGTCCAGAGCCGGTGCACCCCAGTCCGAGGTGGAGATCAGCTGTCTTGCGTACCCGTTCGTGTTGATCGTGATCGCTTCCGTGATCGTCAACAGCGTCGATGTCTTCGTCGGCGAACCGGGCATGTTGATCAGCATGAGCCAGTTGGCCTTCGCCGACTGAGCGCGCGCCCACACGTTGAGCATGTCCGCCTGACCGTCGTTTGTCAGCGCGTTCGGTGCCCATCGATCACCGATGCTCTCGAATACCGTGCGTCCACGAGCGTCACGGATCACCTCGTGCATCTCGAACGCGAAGTCATCCCAACTGACAGGCTTCATCCGCGCAACCTCGAGCCTGTCTCTGACTGGCCCAAGAGTCCTTGCGGGGAAATCACTCACTCGTCGTCACCTCCTCATCGAGCTCCGAGAGCGGAGTCCCGGTAGCAGTTGTCGTGTCGATGACTGTGGGCTCTGCCGCATTGACGCTGTGGCCTACGAGCTCCATGTCAGTCATGGGCCGTGTCCTTCTGTGCCCGCATTCCCCCGATGAACATACCTCGACGGCATAGGGCTCCTGGAGCTCCTCGTCAGCCTGCGGCTGCGGTGAGAACCAGCTGACGATCCAGTCGTGGACATGGCCGTCCGCGACCTCTGCCTCTGTCTCGCTCACGATTCCTCCTCGTAGACGTATCTCTTGCCGATGACCTTGTTCTCGTCGTCGAACACGAAGTCTTCGCCGATCGGTTGCTTGCCATCGACTGTAGCAGGCACGTGGATCTCGGGCTTGACCTCCACCCTAACCTCGGCGGGAAGGGGCGGCGACAAGAAGGGTGAACCAGCAATGTCTTCGAGGCCAAGTTCGACTGCACGTTGTGTAGCCTCGAGCTGCTCGCTGAAGCGCTCAAGATGTGCGGAAGTCATGGCGTACCCAGCATCGTCCCTGAGCTCCACGTTGGTCCTCCCCTGGAGGTTCTTCACGTATGCGTCCACCAACGAAGAGTCTGCATCTCGTCTCACGTACAGAGATCCAGCGCTCGCGTCGAAGTATGCTACAGCATCTGGCCTGTCTGTGATCTCATCGACGCGTTCGATCACGAATGGTCTGTCGGCAAGGACGATCCTGTCAGGCGCGTCGTAGTACAGCGCAGCACCCGCTGGCGATGTAGCGACTCCAGCAACCGGTGTACCCGGTCCGCTCTGTGCTGGCGTGGCATCCGGCGCTGTCGCAGCTGCTGCAGCTGCCTGTGCATCGAGCGCTGCCTGCATCGCCTTGTGGGACATCAACGGGATTCCGTACTCCTCGAGTAGCTCTTCCATGTCGATCGGCAGTTTGGTCGGGTCCTTGGCACCGACGATCTGGATCACCATCTTTGCCATGTCCGAGTCGCGAGAGTCGAAGCCAGTGATCTCCAACTTGCAGGTCGACGGTCCGCCGAAGTTGGCCTCCTCGAGTTGCGGGATCACCCAGCGGTTCACGTGATTAGCGAACTCTGAGGCTAGCACAGCCTGGTTCTCCATCATGGAATCGGACATCGTCGCAGACACGTTACGCGAAGAGCTCCCTCTTCCCTCGATGAGCGCCTGTTCCGGGATGCCTACAGACCTGAGCTTCATGATGTCGAGGTAAGCGAACTCCTCACGGATCTCCTTGAAGTCGGTCTCGACCTTCATCTGCTGGATGTCCCACTCACGTACGTTCGACGTGCGCTCGTCGTAGCCGGTGATCACGCTCGATGGGATAGCGACGTTCGCTCCTGACCTGAGCTTCTCTGCCATCTCGAGAGCATCGTCACCGAAGTCGACATCATCCTCGCCTGTTTCAGCGTTGGTGCCGAACTCCTCCGGATGGTAAGCGAGGACAGGCGGATCGGCCCAACGTTCGAACGCGCGCTCTGCCAAGCCGAACTTGAACCAGTAGTCCCACCAGTAACGGTATGCGTAGCCGATCCGCGGGTAGCCCCAGATGCTGTTGAAGACTGACTCCTTCTCGTTCACAGCCCAGGTCGCGTACTCCAGCGGTACCTGTGGCTGCGTGCCAAGCGCCCATCCTCCTCCAGCGATGCCCTGCGTGGTGTTGTACGAGAAGCCCCCGTATGGGAACAGGTAGAAGCCGTTGAACTCCCCATCGGGTGTCCAAGCCGGCATCACTCTCCGCGGATGTACAGGGATAAAGGTACGCCACTTGAGGAAGCGAACGACCCCGTTGTCCCACACCGGCTGTTCGACGGCGTCCGGCTGGTCCTTGTCGATGTAGGTCCAGTCAGGCTGGCAGAGCTCGAAGCGCTTCACCATCGGCGAGTAGCCGTAGTCGAGCGAGTTGAAGTACTGGAGAACGAGCTTGCCGTAGATCTCCCTGAGCGCGCCATCGATGGCTGCGGCTCGCTTAGCGTCCTTCGACCTGATGCGCCACTTCGCGCGTAGGATCGGCATCTTGATGTAGAGCAGGCCGAAAGCGATCATCGGATCGCGGCGCATCTGCTCGAGCTTGTCCAGCGGGATACGCGCCATGTCGAACGGCTGGCCAAGGACGTCTCCCATCCCCTCCCAGTTCACCCAACGGAAGGATGACATCTGCGGAGACGGACCCTCGACTCTGCTCGCGGCGAGCCTGCGCTTGATCCTCGTAGCGGCTATCGCCGTAGCATTGCCGTTGTTACCGTTGCCGTTCATGGTCGCTAGCCCTAGCTCCCTGTGGAAGGGAGAGGTAGGCGGTACACCGTTCACGGCATCCTCCTCGTGGACACGTACGAATCTCCCGAAGCGCGGACACGGCTACGGTGTGGGCGATCGTTGCTCTTCGGCCTGGACTTCACGCCACTTCCCTTGCGCTCGAGGACCTTGATGTTCTCTGCGACATAGCGGAAGTTGGACATCTGGTGGTTGAAGTCATCGACCGGGATCTCGGGATCATCCACGAAATCCTTGCGCGGATCTGGATAGTGCCAAGCCTCTGCTTCCTCCAGCCACATCGGGCACCTGTCGATGTCGACTGCGACGAGATCGTCATCGACCATCTCGACGACCGTCTTGATCTGCTCCTTCTGATCGCGTGTGCAGTACCACAGAGACTTGAGCTTGGGCTTGTTCTTTGCCCAATCGAGGCGTGCTGCTTTCTGTGCGGGGTCAGCGAATCTCCCGCGGGTCCTGAACTCTCCCTTCAGTGCACGAGCCCAGACGCGCTCCTTCCTCACGACCATCGAGGCGAGAGCGTTGTTGCCGATCTCTGCGATGTAGATCTCGTCGAACGCGACCAGCGTCCCCTTCTTCAGGAGCTTGTCGGGCTTCTCATCGCGAGCTTGGTGTACGCCGTGGACGAGCACATCCTTCGTGAGCTTCTGGTACCAGCACACACCGTGAGGGTTCGTGCCTCCGAAGTCCACACCCTGCCAGATCATCCCGTTATCCCGTAGCGGTACATAGAAGCGGATGCCGTGCGAGTCGCGATCGAAGCGCTCAAGCACGAGACCCTCCGTCGAAGGCTTCAAGCATTCCTGCTGTGCCTCCCATACCGGCCTGGAGACGGTGCGGAATGTCTTGTGCAAGTCGTAGAGCGGGATCCATCCGTAGGACTTGGCTAGGCGTCCTTTGCACACGTCTCTGAATGTGCGTGGCTTGCCATCGTCCCACTTCCCCTTCACGATCTTCTCACAACCGCAAGTGGTCCCGCAGCCTGGCACGTTCTTGGCAGTCTCGAAGATGCACCACGTGTAGAGCTTGTATGGCGGATCGAATCCCTGCTGGATCGCCTGGTCGATCTCATCGATGAGGTGCTGCATGAGCCCATGCGCGCGCTTCCTCGTCGATGTGATCCAGTCCTGAGCCTTGATGTCCCCAGCCGATGCACTCATGTTGCGGCTCTCGTCGAAGACCACCGGGTCCATAAGCTCGACCTCGTCTGCTCCCACCTTCTGCGGATGCGGGCCGTTGACCTGGTTGATCGTGCCACCTAGCACTTCGACGATGCTCCCGTTCTTGTAGGTAGTCTCGCTCTGGATGGATTCGATCACATCCGGGTTAGAGCGCGCAGTATCGCAGTTGCCCTCGATCTTGAGGAGGTTCTGCAGGTGAGTGTACGCGCGCTTCGACTGAGTCTCCACTGCACCGACCTGCGCACTCCAACATTTCGCCTTGAACTTGGAGTTCAGCAAGTGTAGGATGGCAGAGATGAAAGTCTTGCTACCACCTCGATTCGCCACGGCGATGGCTGCCGTGACGCGCTCGAAGTAAAGATCAGCGAGGAACTCGAACGGGGACTGGTGCCTGGGGTGCTGACACACCGCTACCCTCGGTACATCTATGCCGAGATTGAAGCGGATCCATTCGTGCAGCTCGTCGTCAGTCTCAGGTCCCGCTAGGTTCAGGGACTTCTCCAGCGACGTCACCGTTCGGTAGAGCTCGATGAGCTCTTCCTTCGATAACTCCGAGTTCGCTAGAGCCCTGAGCTCCTCCAGGTCCCATTCCTGCACGTTGGAGCCGTTCGAGCCGTTCGAAGAGTCCTTCGATGAGTTCGGCCCTGCTGGCACTACGTAGCTCACGCTCCTCCTCGATGGTGAGCTCGTGTTCCTTCTGCTCGATCGCTAACAGCTTCGCTGCAGCGTCGTGCCTGATGTGTTGCGGTTGGTCTTTGTGCAGACCGTCGAAGAGAGCGCCTGAGATCTGCTGAGCACGCTTCTCGACCTGCTCTGCGATGATCTCTGACGCTCTCTTCTTCCGGGGACGACCCGATCCAGGGCGCGGGCCGCCGATCTTTCCCTCTGCTACGAGTGCATTCGCGCGCTCCCTCCGCCGCTGTCTCTCTTCGTCGGAGATCTGGATACCCATGTACCATCCATTATTCTACAGGTTCCGGACGGGCCAGTATTGGCATCATGGCCCAGGATAGCGCTCGGGCCCCTTCCGGGGTCCGAACGATCGAGCGAAACTGGCTGTGGGATCAGGCGATCGAGATCATATCTTCGTCCCCTTCTCATCGAGGAACCCCATCTCGATCGCCATGGGCTTGAGCGAGTGGCCCACGCCCCAGCAGCCATAAGCGTACGCATCTGTCTCGTCGTCAGTGAAGACGTAGACCTCCTGCTTAGAGCGTGGAGTGAGAAGGTGCATCTCCTCCATGCCCAGGTACTTACGTACCACCATCGCCGTGCGCTCTTTCGAGAGGCCACCGTTACCGAAGACCTTGGCGCGCATGCTCGTAGCGACCAGCTTCTTCAGGACAGGATGCACGCCGGGTACGTGGAACTTGTGCGTAGTAGCCAGCATCGCTGTCGCTTCGAAGTACATGATCGCGCGGACAGTCTTCAAAGACTGTGCCATCGCGAGCTGCTCGACGACGACATTGTCAGGCCAGTAAGACGACACGAGGACCACGATCTTCTCGTACAACGCGAGCTGCGCGTTCGCTATTGCTATCGGATCCTCGGTGTTCTGCAGGCCTGTCTTCCACTGCTCGTGGTGGAGGAGCTTGCCCCCATCCTCCACCACGCACAGGCCCACAGCGTACGAGCTCGGATCGATGCCTAGCGACTTCATCGAGCAGACACCAGGTAGCCCTCGGATTCCACTGGTCCTCCTGCGTAGCGGATGACATGGAAGTCCGTTATCTCCCACGCTGTCAGTTCGATGAGTCTCTTGATATGCTCCTCATCGATCGTGTTGCAGTGTGCCTTGTACCCAGCCTCGGGATCGATCTCATCCTGGAGCAACGTGTCGTGTGGCACCGTGACACAGAGCTTCTCCGACACTCGCCTAGCAGAACCCAGTGCGGCTGCGATCTCTAGGTCGTAGAGATGT